TTTTTTGTTTATCACTTTATATACCGGGGAACAAACCCGGATTACACAACATCATAATTCCAGTCTGCACTGGCATTAGTATTAATTTCATACGAAGTAATTTGATGATACTCTTCGTCCCACACATTCTTATTAACTAAAGTTGTCAATTCTGGGAATCCCGACTTAATGTCGTCTAAATCCATTCCCAACATTCGATACTGTTTTAAATCTCTAGCACTCAAACGTGAAACAACGTCATCGATAGCTGACATTTCAAGAAGACCATTCTCATAAATTAGGGCTTTGTAAAAGTTCTTGAGAAAGCAATACGCATTTGGATTCGATGCATATGTGCCATAGCCGTGAGCCATACAGGATAAGAGCATATCTAGGATGTCACGAGTCTTAGGTTCACGACCACTAAAACATCGCATAACATACTCTTTTGTTTCACGATAAGGAAGGAAGTTACACTGCTGATTCGTATCTGTCTTGTACGGGTTAAGGACTGAATACATTTTCAAAAAAGAAGAGCCTTTGTGGGTTAAATAGCCATTATGTTCTTTAGAGCAGAAAGAAATTCCATCATAGAGATCTCTCAAATTTACCTGAAGGAATTTCATTAACCACTCTTTGTATGCCTTCCCACAAAAATAGGTAGCCCATACCTCATCTCCTTTATTGTAAAGAAAGTCATCACCATAAACTATCATAACTATTAATCGAACAACATAGTTAGACAAGTCACGGCGAAGCTTTTTGTCTGCTTGGTCAATCACCCATACGCAAAACATGAAAAACCAAAGGAGTTTAATATAAGAATCCATGTGAGATGTATCAAGAACTCCCGACGGGACCTTTCCAAATAAAATTTCCCATAATTCAGCAAATACCCTAGTAAGTCTAGTACAAACATTCTTTAAGATAAATAGGAGAATTTTCTTTTTAATTAAATATGAAAATGAGTCTGATCGCTCATGAATTAGGCCAAAAGAGTAATAGATCATTACAAAAATTGCCCATATGGACTGGTCAAGTTTCTCAATATCACCTTCCACTATTATAAATTTCCAACAATTGGATAAATCTATTCCTAGAAGTTTTGCTAACCTGTCCATACCTCCTTTCGGCCATTTATGACCAATACAAATATGGCCTCTCTCCTTTAAATGGCGTATCTTCACTACTAAGCGATTTGCAATTAAGAAGGGACTGTTCGGAACTGTAAATATACGAACTTTACTTTGAGCCTTTTCCCAAGCCGAATCATCTGCTTGCTTCTCCCCACCATAGTGAAAGTTCTCATCTTTAGGTGTGTTGGAATAGCTAACCATAAATTCAATGTCTTTTTCTATGAGCTGAATAACGTTCTCCAAATCACTTTCCAGTTTTGTAATCTTCAATCCATTTGATGAAACACGGATACTTTCTCCTGAGTTGAGCCAAATATTTCTAACTTCCGGTGGCTCTAATCCC